GAACATAATAAACTAGAGATTGTAGACGAACATACTATACTGGAGATATCTACATTCACCTCAAGGAAGAACTCATATGCCGCGTCAGATGGCAACCACGATGACTTAATGATGAACCTCGTAATGTTTGGTTACTTTGTATCAACCCAATACTTCTCAGATATGACAGATATAAATCTAAAGGAGATGATGTTTGCAAATAGAATGAAGGTAATAGAAGATGATGTACCTGCTGTAGGGTTTATTGATGATGGACTTGATGATACGCCACAAGGAGAAAAACCCAACTCTGTATGGCAAACTGTAGATGAATGGTAATAATCTATAATATATTGTTTGTATAAATAGAAGTATTGAAACAAAAAACGTATTATGATAACTTATAATTAGATAACTATAAAGGAAAAGTAATGGCACTTTTTACACCCTCTGCTTCCCCTGCTGTAACAGTTAAAGAAATTGACCTAACGGGAACCGTCCCTAATGTTCAAACTTCAACTGGTGCAATAGTCGGGAATTTCGGATGGGGTCCAGTTGGCGAAGCAAAATTAGTCTCAGATGAGACAGGTCTTGTTACTGCATTCTCTGCACCCACAGACGATAACTCGGTAGATTTTCATTCTGCCGCATATTTCTTACGTTATTCCAACTCTTTGTTTGTTGTTCGTGAACAAGATACAGATGCAAGGAATGCCGTAGCAAACCACAGTACATTAGGTACTCTCACAACTCAAGCACTAAACACTCTAGACGCATTTGAAAATGCAACGATTGATTCATCGGATGGTGTTTTCCTTGCGAAATATCCAGGCGTATTAGGAAACTCATTAAAAGTTTCTATGATTGGTACTCACTCAGACAGTAGTACAAAAGCATTTGATGCATGGACATATAAGTCAAACTTTGACGCAAAACCTGCAACTTCATCTTTCGTATCTGCATTAGGCGGTAAGAATGACGAAGTACATATTGCGGTCATCGACGAAGATGGTCTTATTTCAGGAACTGCTAACACAGTACTTGAAACATTCCCATTTGTATCAGTTGCAAAGAACGCAAAGAACTCAGAAGGTTCATCAATATACTTTAAAGATGTATTGAAGAATCAGTCTCAGTGGGTCTATGCAGGTGTTGGACATAGAATCGGTAGTGCATCTGTTGATTCATCAGACTTCATCGGTGCTCAATGGGGCAATAATGCCACAACAGGCGCAGAAGACTTTGCCGCATCATTCCCTGCAGAACTTGCACAATCTGATTGGTCACTTAAAGGTGGTGTTACATCTGCTTCATTAGGAACAGACGATATTCTTCGAGGATACGACAAGTTCGAAGACGCAGACAACATTGAAGTAGACTTCTTGATTGCTCCACAATCAGTATCAACATCAGATGCAACAACAGTTGTGAATGACCTTATCGCTTCTGCAGAAGCACGTAAAGATTGTGTTGCAGTAGCATCACCTTCACGTACTGCAGTTGTAACAACAGGTACAAATGCCGCAGTTCTCACATGTAACAACACATACACCAAGTCAACTTACTTCGTACAAGATAATAACTTCTTGAAAGTATATGACAAGTATAACGATAAGTACATCAAGATACCTGCCGCTTCATCAACCGCAGGACTTATGGCGGCAACAGACTTAGTTGCGGCACGTTGGTTCTCACCTGCAGGTTCAAGACGTGGTAGATATCTCGGAATAACAGATATCGTTCTTTCTCCTACAAAGGCAGAGAGAGATGCGTTATACAAAGTAGGTATCAACCCAATAGCAAATATTCCTGCAGAAGGAGTTATGTTGTTTGGTGATAAAACAAATGCTTCAAGACCAACAGCATTCGATAGAATAAATGTTCGTAGGTTGTTTTTGGGTATAGAACGCGCAATAGGGGCGGCAGGAAGAAACTTAATGTTTGAATTCAATGACGAGTTTACTCGTGCAGAGTTCGTGAACATTGTAGAACCATTCCTACGCGAGATTAAAGGTCGTCGTGGACTTACAGACTTTAAAGTCATATGCGATGCATCTAACAATCCTCCTAGTGTCGTTGAAGCAAACAAATTTGTTGCAAACATCTTCATCAAACCATCACACTCAATCAACTATGTAACACTTAACTTTGTTGCTGTTAGAACAGGTGTCGAGTTTGAAGAAGTCGTTGGTACGGTTTAAGGAGATATAGACAATGGCAATATTAGGCGTAGATGACTTTAAGTCCAAACTCAGAGGCGGGGGCGCACGTCCCAATCTCTTCAAAGCAACTGTTAACTTTCCTGCATATGCAGGTGGTGATGTAGAACTCACTTCCTTCTTATGTAAGTCTGCTCAACTCCCTGCTTCAACAATAGCGGCACTTGCTGTTCCATTTCGTGGTAGAACACTACAGATGGCAGGAGACAGGACATTCGAACCTTGGTCACCAACTATCATTAACGATACAGATTTCTCAATCCGTAACGCAATGGAAAGATGGATGAACGGTATGAATGGACACTCTGCTAACACAGGTATCACAAACCCTGTTGATTATCAAGCAGACCTTATCGTTGAACAGTTAGATAAAGACGGTTCTACTTTGAAGACATACAACTTCAGAGGTTGTTTCCCAACAAGTGTATCAGCAATCGACCTTTCGTATGAAACGAATGACGCGATTGAAGAGTTTACTGTTGAATTCCAAATCCAGTATTGGGAATCAGGAACAACTTCTTAATTAGTTATAGTTAATCTGATTATAAGTATATGAATAGGGACGGGGTTATTCCCCGTCTCTTATACCGAAGGGAACTTAGAAATAGGAAAATATAATGGCAGACGACAATAGTATTTTAAGACTATTTGGATTTGAACTCAAAAGAGCAAAATCAAATCTAGAAAATGACAAAGATAAGAAATTAGAAAAACTGCGTTCTGTAGTTGCACCTGTCGATGATGATGGTGCAGGTTACATAACCGCGTCTGGTTCACATTACGGTCAATACATTGACATGGATGGTGGACAGGCAAAAGACAATCATCAGTTAGTGATGAAGTATAGGGGTGTAGCAACTCACCCAGAAGTAGATGCCGCGATAGAAGATATCGTGAACGAATCAATAGTAGGTAGTGAACTTGAGTCACCTGTATCACTAAACCTAGACAAAATAAAAGCACCCGATAAAATCAAGCACGACATGCAGGAAGAGTTCACAAAGATATGTTCTATGTTAAAGTTCAATGATTTGGGACACGACATATTCCGTTCATTCTATGTAGATGGTCGAGCATATTTTCATTTAATCGCAGACGAAAAGAATTTAAAGTTAGGTATCCAAGAGATACGTCCTGTTGACTCATCAAAGATAAGAAAAGTAAAAGAAGTATCATATAAAAAAGATGTTGCTACAAATGCAAAAATCATTGATAAAGTAAATGAGTTTTATATATTCCAAGAACGTTCAGGTGGTACTCAGGGTGTAAGACTTTCGCCCGACTCAGTATCCTATGTGACATCAGGGTTACTTGACCCAAGTAAGAAACAGGTTGTGTCTTATTTACATAAAGCATTAAAACCGATTAACCAGTTAAGAATGATGGAAGACAGTCTGGTTATTTATCGTCTCGCGCGTGCACCCGAAAGACGTATATTCTATATTGACGTGGGTAACATGCCACGTAATAAATCAGAAGCATATATGAAAGACATAATGTCTCGTTATAGAAACAAGTTAGTCTATGATGCAAACACAGGTAATCTCAAAGATGACCGTAAGCATATGTCTATGCTAGAAGACTTCTGGTTACCAAGACGAGAAGGTGGTAGAGGTACAGAGATTACTACACTTCCAGGTGGAGAGAACCTCGGACAGATTGATGACATCGTATACTTCCAGAAGAGAATGTATAGGTCATTAAATGTTCCGTTAAGTAGACTAGAACAAGAGAGTCAGTTCTCCCTTGGTAGGTCTACAGAGATTAATCGTGATGAAGTCAAGTTCCAAAAGTTCATTGACAGATTGCGCAAAAGATTTTCAATGTTGTTCACAGGTATATTGAAGAAACAACTTCTTCTTAAAAACCTTATAACAGAACAAGATTGGGAAAGTTGGAAGAACGACATTCAGGTTGACTTCCAAAGAGATAACCATTTCACAGAACTAAAGAATGCAGAAGTATTACAAAACCGTATAAATGTTCTTGACCAAGTGTCACAATATGTAGGTGAATACTTCTCTCGTGAATGGGTTATGAAGAATGTCATGATGATGAGTGATGACGATATTAACGAAATGAAAGACCAAGTTGAAGGCGAAAACTCCGTCGAAGATTCAGAAGAAGATGAGGAATAAAAAAATGAGTAATGAAGCATTAGCACAACTAATAGACCATATAGGTGATGGTGAACTAAATAAGGCACAAGATATGTTTAGTTCTATATTACAGGACAAACAATCAAGTGCATTAGAGTCACAGAGAGTATCTGTTGCAGGACAAATCTTTAATGGAGATGTTCCAGATGCCGATATGGAGATATCTGACGAAGAAATAGTCGCAGAAATAGAATAAAATAGTTAATTTTATAAAAATAAATTTGTATAAATAGAAGTATGAAAACTTATAAAAACCTCATAACAGAACTTGCGGGTCGTAAACCAGAAGGAAAGGTTGTCTTCAAAAAGACAATCAATAAAATCCCTGTACTTGTGACTCAAGGAAAAGATGGTTTTGTTGCGTATGTTGATGGTGACCACTTAGACCACTACGACAACTTAAATAACGCAAAGAAGGCAATCGACAAAGTTATAAAGGAATTGACCTAATGAAGTTAATTACAGAATTTACAGAGAACGAAACACTAAAGTGTCTCGTAGAGAAAAAAGAAGATGGCGAAAAGAAATACGTTATAGAAGGCGTTTTCGCACAAGCAGATAAAAAGAATAGAAACGGACGAGTTTATCCTAAACCGATTATGGAAAAGGCAGTAAACAAGTACGTGGAAACCCAAGTTAGTAAGAAACGTGCGGTAGGGGAACTTAATCACCCCGAAGGACCAACTGTTAACTTGGATAAAGTTTCTCACCTAATCACCGACCTCAAATTAGAGGGAGTTGATGTGGTAGGAAAGGCACAAATATTGGATACTCCAATGGGTAAGATTGTTAAAGGTCTGCTCGATGGTGGTGTACAACTAGGTGTGTCAACTCGTGGTATGGGTAGTCTTGAGAAAAAGGGTGACGCAATGGTCGTGAAAGACGACTTTATTCTTAGTACGGTTGACATCGTACAAGACCCATCAGCACCAGATGCTTTTGTTAATGGTATAATGGAAGGTGTTGATTGGATTTGGGATAACGGTGTCCTTAAACCTCAAGTAATTGAACAAATGGAGATTGAAATTAAGAATGCTCCGAAGACTGTCTTATATGAGACAAGTGTTCGAGAGTTTAAGAATTTCCTCTCGTTACTAAAATCTAATATGTAAAGGAGTCATTATGACTGAAAAACATGAAGACCTCGACGATGTAGTAACAGACGAAATCGTTGAACAAACTCTCGAAGAGATGGACGGTAAAGCACCTGCTCCTAAAGAAGACCCCGACGCAACTTCTCCCGAAGATGCCGTTGCTTCTGTGGATAAAGTAGAAAAAGATGCTCCTGCTCCTATCAAGAAAGTCCACCCGAAAACAAAAGCGGGTATGATTAGTGCAATGACTGACAAAATGCTTAAAATGACCAAAAAGGACATGGAAGAGATGTATGGCAGTTACAATACCGAATCAGTAGATATGGAAGATAGTGAAGTTGTTGTTGAAACAACTGTAGATACTTCTGCTGAGTTAGACGCACTAGTTGAGTCTGAAGCAACTCTTTCCGAAGAGTTTAAGCAAAAAACCGCAATACTTTTTGAAAGTGCATTAAAATCTAAGTTGTCAGAAGAAGTTGACAGATTAGAAGCACAATACAAATCAGAGTTAGCAGAAGAAGTATCTTCAACTAAATCTGACCTTGTTGAAAAAGTGGACAACTACCTGAACTATGTAGTTGAAACTTGGATGGAAGACAACAAACTTGCAGTGCAGAATGGTCTGCGCACAGAGATTGCTGAAACTTTCATGGAGAAAATGAAAGACCTCTTCACAGAGTCTTACATTGATGTTCCAGAATCTAAAGTTGACCTAGTTGATGAACTTGCTGAGTCTGTAGATGAGTTGGAAACAAAACTCAATGAACAAACACAGAAAGTAATCGACACTACAGTAGAACTAGAAGGATACAAGAGAAACACGATTATTCGTGAAGCATCTCGTGACCTTGCTGAAACTCAAGTTGAAAAACTTAAGTCACTCGTTGAAGACGTTGATTTTGGAAGTGAAGAAATCTTTGCTGAAAAAGTAAACACAATCAAAGAGTCATATTTCAGTAAAATAATCAAAGAAGAAGTAAGTCAAGACATTGCAGAAGACGCTGACCAAACGGTTGAAGTTTCTGACACGATGGGTTCTTACCTCTCCGCAATTCGTAAAACAGCATTAAAATAAGGAAGTATCACAATGCAACAATCATACGACAGACTAATAGAAAAGTGGGCACCAGTCCTAGACGAAGGCGTGGCAATCAAAGACCACCACAAACGTCAAGTTACTGCCGCTATTCTAGAAAACCAAGAGCGTGCTTTACAAGAAGAGCGTTCAGCACTTAGCGGATTCTTAACAGAGAATGCCGCCGCACCAGGAAACTCCACATCAGGCGTTTCAAACTTTGACCCAGTATTAATCTCATTAGTACGACGTTCAATGCCTAACCTAATCGCATACGACGTATGTGGTGTTCAACCAATGAACGGACCAACTGGTCTTA